CACCCAGCCATGATCACATCAAACGCATACTGGAAGGCCATGAAGAAGACCCTCGATGGCATCACCACCGAGGATCTGAGCAAAGAGCAAGTCTGCTTCGGCAAGAACAAGCTCTTCGAGATGGAATCCATGGAAGACGGTTACTCGGACTACGTGGAAGTGTCCGGTACGACCTTGCTCGTCGAAAAGGACGAAGGCAAGACGATGGCCGTGGACCCTGGCATCATCATGGGAGGCACCAAGCGTCTCATCCCGCGAACGATGGCCAAGAAGGTCATCATCTCGGAAGAGGCGATGGAAGACCTCAAGTACAAGGAGATCATCAATGCCTCGAAGCGCCTTCAGGCATCCGCCTGGAAGACCCAGGACATTGATGGCGCCTCGGTCGTGCTGAACTGCACCTCCACCCTTCAGGGATACGACAACCTCGCTCTTGTGAGCACGTCGCACACCCTACCGGGCGGTGGAACTGAGTCGAACTACATCGCCTTGGACAGCAACAGCAACGGCATCACCATGACGCCATCAACCCAAGCGATAATTCAGATGCGCGCCAAGGCAACCCTGATGAAGGGTCCGAACGGCATCATCGACTCTCGCGAGCTGAAGGGCCTCACGTTCCCCGCCATCCAGATTGACCTCTGGGACATCATCACGGGCACCAAGCAGGCTGTGGGCAGCAATTGGAACGACATCAACACCGTCTCCACCTACGGGCTCTACAAGGTGCCTGTGAAGTGGTACGACGCCGTGTCGACCACCATCTGGGGTGGACTCACGGACGCCGAGGACGGGTTCATCGCCCTACAGAAGCGCAAGATTCGTGGGCGCGTGTGGGTGGACAACGATGCCGAGACGGCCATGCACTCCGTTAGCTACCGCATGGCAATCGGTGTGGCCAACTGGCGCTGCTTCATCCTCGGTAACACCTAGGAGGACCAACCATGCAAGTCACACAACTTGGAGCCTACGCAGGGCGAGCGCCCCAGGCCATTACCATCAACGACCCTGTGGACGTTGGTGGGGCTTACGTGCTCCCTCCCGCTGGAAGGACGTTCTTCGTGCGTGGGGACGGTACCAACGTCCTCAACTACGATGACCAGTACAGCGCCATCTCGACAACCCAGGAGCGGAGATTGTTCCCTTCTGTGGAGTCGGCCTTGGCGCTATGCAAGGCGAACCGTGGAGACAAGATTCTTTGCCTACCCGGTCACGCCCAGAACATTGCGTCTGCGGCAGCTTGGACACTCGTTGCTGGCGTGCGCATTATCGGAATCGAAAACAGCGCCGCTGACCGACCTACGTTCACCTGGACGACCGCAACGTCGTCCGTCCTGATGAATGCGGCCAATGTGCGGTTCACCAACCTGAACCTCTTCTTCTGCCCTGCGGCTGGAGGAGCGGTGACGGTGGCTGCGCCAATCACTATCAGTGCTGCTGGGTGTGTCATCGAAGGTGGAAGCATCCGCATGTCCACCGATGCGACCACGCTTTGCACCATTGGCATCACGACCACGGCGGCTGCTACCGACCTGACGATTTCCGTCCCTCGCGTCTATGGCGCGACGGCTGGGACTCCGACGACCGGAATGCAGTTCGTGGGCGCCGCTCGGCTGAACCTCATCGGGACTTCTATCTCGATGGCAACCTCGGCGGTTGGTGTTGGAGTCATCCGATTCCTCACCACGGCATCGACCGACATCCAGGTCTATGACTGCATGTTCCGAAACAACCTCGCAAGCTCTACGGCAGCCGTTACTGGCATGGCCGGCGTGACTGGCGAAGCTGACTTCGTGACCATGAAGGTGAACGCTTCCGGCGCAGCAGCCTGGGGCACCGTGGCAAGCATGTCGTTCGGGCCGAGCGTGGTTGCCTGTAACACTGACGGTCAAAGAGCCGTCGTATTTGGGACGGGTTCTACTCTCGCCTAACCATTTGGGGCGGGGAGTGGGGCAAGGGCTTCACTCCCCTCCATCTCACTTCCCGCCCTGATTCTTTCCATGATTACCATTGGCAAGCACTATCAAGGGCCGTTGCACAACTACACGGATATGTGCGACTATTGCGGCGTGTTCTGGCACCGCGACAAGCTGAAGTTGAATGCCATGGCATACCTGGAGTGCCCAGACTGCCCGCAAGGCTTCACGCCGATTGAGCTTGCAGAGATTTCAGCCCAGGACGTTGGCGAGATTCAACCCGTTGAAGGAAAGAAGCGCGAGGGACCATGACCGTATCCGTAAACCCGCTTCCAGACTTCCAGCGTGACCAGATGTTAGTGGGCGCGATTCGCCTGTGCGGTGTTCTTACCGCTGGCGAGTACCCTGCTGCCGACCAAATCGAGGGCGCACTTTTCCATTTCCGATTGGCCCTGGACGAGCTTCAGTCAGATGGAGTGGTCCTGACCACCGTCGAACGAACCACTCTCATCTTGGCTACTGGCACGGCAGAGTATGCGCTTCCAAGCGACGTGCTCGATATTGCGGCGGGCCAGGACGATGCGCTTGGCACCATCACCAGCGCACTTGGCACAGGCGAGACCATCGTCAAGACCATGGGGCGCGGTGAGTACCAGAACATCGCCGTCAAGACCAACCAGGGGCGTCCGTCCAGGTGCTATGTCGAGAAGCAGAACGGCACCAAAGCGGTTTTTTGGCCCGTACCAGATTCCAACTCGACGACGTTCAACTACGCCAAGGTCCGTCTTCTGCGCGACAACGACACAGGGGCCACCACCATGGACCTGCGGCGCGTGTGGGCTCCGTACATGGTCTACGCAACGGCTTCTGGGGTTGCATTCGACAACAGCCTCACGGACAAGGGTAACAACTTCAAAGCCCTGGCAGAGGCGAAGCTGGCCAAGTACAAGGCTGGCGATACGCAGCAGGGAAACATTCGCTTTCAAATCCGCCACAATGCGAAAAATTGGTGACACATGGCAAGTCTTGTAAAATGGCTACACTTCAGCGGGGCTAGGGACGAGACTGGCGCTCCAATTTCGAGTGGAAATGCCTACTTTTGGCAAGCTGGAAGTACGTCCGTGCCAGTGTCCATCTATGCCGACGCTGGAGGGGCGAACCCTATCACTCATCCTGTAGCCCTAGATGCTGCTGGGCGAGCAGAGGTGTACGTAGTTTCGGACTGCGAAATAGTTATCAAGGATGCCGCCGGGGCTACCAAGCGCCTATCCACCGATGCGGAAAGCACTAAGGCTGAACAGGTCTATGTCACATGGGGTAGCATCCAGCAGACGCTAGCCGCTGCCCTTGCTAACATAGAGGCGAATCTAGCTGCCCTGACGGCCAGCCCTCCTCCAGACACTCGGGTTACGACTACCATCCCAACGGCCAGCCCGGTGTTCACGTTTAACCAGAACTTCAGGGTCAACGTGTTCAAGGCCACCTATGCCGGGGCTATGGGGACTATCACGGTGAACTGGCCCACTACTCCGACCCTGGCCAAGGGCACGTGGTATCGCATTTTCATTCAGACTGGCAGCGGAACTGCGACCACGGTTTCATTTGATGGGCATTTCACGCACAGCTGGGGGCAAGCTGGCTCCCCCACGACTCTGGCGGCGAACACTTACTACACGGCGATGTTTATTGTTGATGAGGCGCAAGCCAATCTGTTCCAAGTGACTTCCTGGTGGCCATACGGTGGTACGCCCTGGTAGACCATGGGAGATTCGCAACTAGCGCAGATTTTGTTCTCAGGCTCTGAAGACAGGGGAGCTTCGGAGCTTGGTGGTGCAATTCCACTCATCGCCAATGCAATCCCAGACGCCACCGGGGTAGCCCGCAGAAGGCCAGCGGTGGTACCGTGGGGAGACTTCGGTAACGCGACGGCAACTAGCTCCCCCTTCGCTCCTGGGGCTGGAGCGGTGTTGGGCATGGTGCCTTTTATGGGGACGCTTGTCTACGTTACGGAAGACAAGAAGATGTCAACCATAACTCCTGGGATTCTTCGCCAGGGGCTCACCTATGGGGTGGCGGGAACTATCCAGCATGAGGAGACAATCATACCTGGAGACGGTAGGCCGTCGTTCGTGGCGGGAAGACAGCTTCTCATCGTTGCGAATGGCGCTCAAATCATGAAGTGGGATGGGAATACGACACCTACATCCCTTTGTGCTCGCCTTCAGAACACGGGGGCAACACTTCTCGTCGGCACCGATGGATACGTGGTCCCGTCCTATCCACCACCTAGTGCGTATTCCGTTGTTGGCATTTCGCAGCGCCTGGTGGTGGGTAACGTACCGGGTACCTCTGGGCAGATTCACTGGTCGGGGCCGCTGGAGGACTACGAGAACTGGGACTACGCTCTCGGTGGGGCGAGCTATGCTCAGGCAGCGGCAAAGCCTGACCCCCTCGTGTGGGTGATGGAGAATACGAACGAGGTGTTTGCCTTCGGGACGGAGACGCTTCAGGTGTTCGACCCAGCCTCGCTCGCCGTGGACGTGAATGACCCAAATGTCATTCTAGACTTCGCACCCAATCGCACTCAGAACATTGGGACCATATCGCCTTACTCCATCGTGGCGGTAGACGACAACTTCGCACTGCTCGACCGTCAGCGCAGAATCATCTTGTCAGACGGCAGGACGTACCAGGACATCGGAAAGCCCATTTCCAACGTTCTGCGCGGCTTGACCACCGTGGCCGATGCCTGGGGCTTCAGGATGCGCTTTGGACGCTTCGACTGCCTGGTATGGATGTTCCCCTCGGACGGCTTCGGGCTTGTCTACGACTCGACGGCATCGAGGTGGGCAGAGTGGCGCATGGGCGGCGTGAACGAAGGTCCAGTGACCATTACGAGCGCTTACAACTGGGCAGAGCGTGGCGTCTTCCTGGTGGGGCTCTCCGATGGCACCATTGCCAAGCTCGATGACTCCGCTACGTCGGACCTCGGCATTCCCGTTAAAGTCGAGATGGTAAGCGGTTTCACTACACACGGAACCCAGGCTCAGAAGCACTGCCGCACGATGCTGTTTCAGTTCAAGCGGACGTGGGCGGCTGCGGCTGGAAGTGGGCACGTGCGCATCTCACGCAGGGACACCGAGGGGGCGTGGCAGATTATTCGCGACCAAGAGCTGTCCACCATGCCCTACCCGTGCATACAGATTCGTAGTCTTGGGGTTTACAGGACGAGGCAATGGAAGGTAGAATACACTGGTTCGGACGAACTTCAGCTCGTGTCGGTCCAGGAAGAGTTTGAAATT